TGTATTTGGTATTGGTAACGATATCGCTATCCACAAAAACTATTAATTTAATTGAGTGAATAATGAGAGGGTGGAATTCCCTCTCTCACTCTTTAAGTTTCAGAAACTAATAATTAAAAATTAAAAAACTATGTCTTGTAATCTAACAGCCGGTCGTAATGAGGTATGTAAAGAGTCAGTAGGTGGCTTAGCAGGAGTTTACTTTGTAAACTACACTGGTTCACTTGCTAACGTTACCGATGGTGATAGTGATGCTTTAATTAGCACTTTACCATCTGGTCTTACTGCATACTACTATGACCTAAAAGGAACAAGTGCATATACTGAAACTGTTAATACTTCTAGAGAAAATGGTACTACATTCTTTTCACAAGAATTAGTATTGAACTTGAAGAAATTAACAAATGAGATGACTACTCAATTAAAGTTGATGGCTTACGGAAGACCTCAAATCTTTGTACACACTATGAATGGAGAAACTCTATTAGTAGGACAAAGAGAGGGAGCAGATGTAACAGGAGGAACTATTCAGACTGGAGCAGCTATGGGTGACCTATTTGGTTATTCTGTAACTTTCACTGGACAAGAGAAATTCCCAGCATCATTTATCTCTGGCTCTACATTCGGTAATCCGTTTGGAGCTGTGGTAAACCCACCATCAATAGTAAGCGGTAGCTAATCAGTATTACACTTAAAGAATATTAAAGGGAGACTCAGTTCTCCCTTTTTTTATGCAATCACTATTTTTCATTACTTCATTGTTAAATGTATAGATAAAAACAATTTAAGTACAACCTAATGCTAGCTTATTTCATATCTGGAAGCAATAACTACTCATTTAGAATAGCTCCAACCGGCTCATCACAACTTACACTCAATCTGCAGAATATGCTGACATTGGTGAATACAACTTCATCAATCAGTGCATCAGGCAGACCTTATACATTTCAACCGTATGAGAGTATCCTTAATTGGACTGCATCTATTTCAGGTGCACAAGTAGGTGACCAATATAGAGCATTTATAACTGATACAACCTCCTCAATATGGGATGGTTCTATTTCAGTATTTGCTTCTCAATCAATAGATAAAGCAGCTTATCAAAATCAATTAGGTGTTGAAGAAAGATATATTAGTAACCTAACTGATAACGAATACATTATAATGGAATAACAATGAAAGAAAAACAAAGTTTCTCGGTAGTAAACCTAACATCGCAAGAAATCCCTATTGTAGTAGAGGATATTAAAACACGCTACCAATGGGTGCCTGTTGGTATTATAACACCAGATGATTACTTCCAAAACATAACGGATAGCTATACAACCTCTACAACTAATGCGGCTTGTATTGAAGGGATAGCAGATTTAATATTTGGTAAAGGATTATACTCTAAAGGAGAAGCGTTTCAAAATGTATTAGATAAATTAATTCCGCAAGAAGAACTTAAGAGAGTTATCTTTGATTTGAAACTATATGGCAACTCTGCATTCCAAGTATATTGGGATGATACTCATACTAAAGTAGTTAAATTTTATCATACTCCAATTCAAACAATTCGTGCTGAAAAGATATATGATAATCCTAAAGTGGAAAACTATTACTATTGTACTGATTGGAGTGACCAAAAAGCACAAAGAGCTAAAAAGAAAATACCTGCTTTTGGAACATCTAATGAAAAGATGGAGTTACTTTACATTAAAAACTATACACCTGGTAAATACTATTATAGTTTACCTGATTGGATGCCCGGTTTACAATTTGCATTTGTTGAAGCTGAATTAAGTAATCTTCACTTAAACAATATTGAGAATGGGTTTATGCCGTTGGTAATGGTTAATATGAACAATGGTATTCCAGCTCCTGAAGAAAGACAAGTAATAGAATCAATGATTGAGCAGAAGTTTACAGGCACTAGAAACGCTGGTAGATTTATGATTTCATTTAACGATGATGCTGAAAGAAGACCTACCTTAGAAACAATCAACATAGATAATTTGCATGACAAGTACAAATATGTTGCTGAATACGCACAAGATAGAATCTTAGTTGGACATAGAGTAACCTCTCCATTACTATTTGGTATTCGTACTGTAGCTAATGGATTCAGTTCTCAATCAGAGGAAATGAAAACAGCATTCTCTATCTTACAAACAATGACAATTAATCCATTCCAAAACTTAGTAATTAATTTCTTAACTACTGCGTTATCTGAAGGTGGATACGATGATACTGAATTGTACTTTGAACAATTAACTCCATTGGCTATCTTATCACAACAAGCAGAAGAAACAGGACAAACAGTTGATGAAGTAGCTGAAGAAACTGATAGACAAATGGAAAATCCTTCAACTACTGAAGATGAAGGAGCGGTTGATACTAATATAGAAGAAGAAACCCTAATGGATTTTCAAAAAAGTAATCCTAACTTCTCTAAGAACTTTGAAACATATAAATTATAAGAAATGAGCTACGCACTATTTGTAAGCAGAAACGATATTATTAAGAATTCACCTTTACAGGGTGCAATTGATGCAGATAGACTGTTACCATTTGTGAGAACAGCGCAGGATAAATACATGCTAAACCTATTGGGTACGGTATTGTTTTATTATTTGCAAGGACATATTGAGGCTGGGACAGTTAATACACTATCGGTGTTTTACCAAGACCTAATCAATGACCATATCAAACCAACTCTTATTTGGTACTCATGCGTTGAGTATGTACCATTTAGTTCGGTTCAATTCAAATCTGAAGGTGCAGTTAAGCATCAATCAGAACAGTCCGTAGCACCGGGTAAGAATGAGATTGATTACCTATTACAAAAGTGTATGAACTCTGCTGATTTCTATGCAACTAGATTGCAAAACTATTTAGTAGCATACTCTAACCAAATACCACAATACCTTGAAAGTGTTGGTAACTTAACTCAGGTATATCCTGATTTTACTAATCAATACTTCGGCGGTATCCAATTATAATAATATGAGCGGATTAAATGTAATAAATAATACCGGTACTAACTATTCGTTGTACTATAATGTTTTGGATTATTTCAAAACAATAATGAGTAATCATCCTGCTATTGAGAGTGCAACGCAAGGTGATATCTTTGAAATAGATGATAACGAATTTCCAGCATACCCATTAGGTAATATTCTAATTACTAATGCAGTATTTGATGGCTCTCAAACTGTATATACTTGTCAGCTTACAATTGCTGATAAGATTAAATTAAAGAACAACGAATCAACTGGAGTGTATAACAAACAAACGATACCTTATTATGGTACGGATGACACAGTTGATATACATGCTAATACCCTATCTATAATCAATGACTTGGTATCATACACTCAATATGCCACCTCCAATTTTGATATTGATGGTACGATAAGCTGTGAAGCATTTAAGGATAAATTTGACAACGGATTGGGTGGCTGGGTAGCAACCTTTGACCTTACAACTCATAATGATAGGCCTAGATGTATTTACAATTTATTAGGTGAGTAATGAAAGAATTAGAACAAGTAGCCAAAACATTCACATCTCTAGCTCAACTCTATATGGTGAGTGGGAATTGGAAACCTGCTTACAAAACAGGTAACCTCTATAATAGGATTGGGTCTTACAATACACCTAGCCGAATGATTACTTCAAAAGAGGCTAGAAGTTCAACTAAATTAAAAATACCACAAAAAACATTTAATGTATCTTTACAATTTGCACCTCCGGGAGCAACTTATGGTAAGTGGGTAGAGTGGGGTAATGGAACAGGCGTTGGTGCTGGTAATCCAAGACCATTCGCTGAGAAAGCATCACAAGACCCATTATTAAAGAAAACAATAGATGCGTATGTTAATGGATATATGGAAAAGGATTTCTTACCTGTAATAAAGATAGGTTTAGATAGAGCTTTCCGTAGTTTGAGTGCTGAAAGAGCTAAAGCTAGGTAGCATCAAATACAAATCCGTTTTCGTTGGTTAAATAATAAAGAATAAAGATTTCATTATGTCACTTAGCATAACTCAATTCGCAGCTTCAGCATCATTGGCACAATCCCCAATGGTCTTTACGGTGTTTGAAAATACAAATGTTGTTTATAGTTCCTCATTTCAATACTTTGCAGATTTGTACTATTGGAATGGTGCACCTAATCAATCAGGTTCGGTTGGAGATTACACATTAACAAAGTATCCTAATACCAGTTTGGTAGGGATGTTTGATTTTAGTAGAATAATTAACTCAACCCTTACTGATTTATCATTTGCAAATAATTCCAACGTAACTTATTATAAAGCTGATTTCTATTGGCAATATAGAAACGCTTCAAACGTAATTGTATCATCCTCTAAAGTTCCTAGTGGAACATATAAAGCATTGGATGGGTACGCATTATTTCAAGAACCTATCAACCAACAAATCGTATCTAAATCAGCTTTCTGGCCGATAATGAGTGATGGACCGGTAACACAATCTTTCTTAGATAATACATTAGGTTGGATGAGTGCTTATTGTGGTGATATAGGTAATCCAATAATTACAAAGTTAGTTTATTCAGGTTCATTAGGTAATGCAAACTACGCAATTAGTGGTAATGCATCATCTTCAAATCAAATAAACTATTTTCCTATTGGAACTGCTTGTGATGATTTTCCTCTCAATCCAGCGCAAGATTTCTTTAGTGTACAACCATTTTCTGGTTCAACTGCATTGGGTGATTCTATAAGATTTGAAAAAGATTGTATCCAAAAATATCCAAACATTAGAATTAAATGGAAAAATAGATATGGACAATTTGATTACTTTAATTTTTATTTAGTTAATCGTCAAAGTTTCTCATCTACTAAACGTACATATCAGCCACAACTAGGCTCATG